CCACTGCCCTGCATCAAGCTCCTGAGACGTGGCAATGACGTACCGGGAAGGTGACTGGACGTCGACACCATCAAACAGGTTGAGCTCAATGTTCGGGATGGCAGCGGTAAATCCGAACGCGGTATCAGCACGCGGAGACGCCGGGTATCGCGCTGTGGTGGCGCCGGATGAATCCGTGACCTGCACAAACATGATTCCGGTGAAGTTGATGCGCTCACTCGTCTCGAAGTCATTCCCTACCCGCGACACGATATAACCGGCCTGCTGGTTGGTGTCGTATGTGTCAGGAACCTGAACCATGTCGCCAATGTTAACCCACTCTCCGTCCGCCATGGCTGTTAGCTGCATGGTCATGCGGGAATAGATAAGCCGCTTGCACTCACGCAGAGCACGCTCGTCAGCCTGGAACCTGTTCCTGATGTACAGCATTTCGAACTTTTTAGCCTTTGTCGGTGCCCCTTCAATAATGGAATTGCCTGATATCCGGTACCTGACAAAGTCCTGCTTATTAGTGTCCGGGTTACGATACTGCAGTTCAACTCCGTCATAGCCGCCAGGCAGCGTCATGTCGTAGGAGAGCGAGTAGCCATCTGGCTTGGTATTCGAGCGGTTAAATATCGTGGCCGCAGACGTCTTTTTGCTGTCTCTGGTGAATGACAGCACGCCATTGTCGTCGTAAACCGAGACGCTGGCAGCGTCACATATTGTCTCCATGCGCGAACCTAGCGACACATCCTCATCGTCAAAGGTGAAATCGAAATACCCAAGACGCGGGTCGATAGCGTCGATTTCAGCCTGGATCTGGTACAGGCCATAAATATCAATGCTCGACTCCGGCTGCTGCCCGACGACCAGCCAGTTAAACAACGCGATATCAGCGAATTTTCGTGATGGGCGGAGCGTATAATCAACCTGCTGCGTCGTCATGTTGTAGGTGATGACATGTCGTGTGATGAGTGCGTTATATTTGCGATCGCGTGAACCGGTGGCGTTTTCTGTAGCCCGGACTTTTACCATAACCAGCGTATCGTCAGGATGGACTACATTTGTCCGCACGTTAACCGCATGAATTTCTTCAACCTGCAATTTGCTGGCGTCGCTGCTGTTATCGGTGCGCTGGAAGGATATTGCATACCGGCCATACCCTCCAACTGGAGTAATTTTATCTGTGCGATAAAATGTCTCAGAGGTGTGGTCATGTGGCGTTGTCTGCTTGTATATGAAAGTTTGCTCAGTCCCTGGTATCTGATCGTTGTTTTCATCAACCTTCCATAGTGTGACCTTCCAGTTCGTCTCACTATCACCACCGAGCCCGGATTGCGTATGCAGCCACAACTGGCTGGAGGGCAGAGGTGAAAAGAAAGGACCTACAATAAGCGCCGCGTTATCATTAAGGATGAATTTTGTTGTGTTTATCGTCGCGCTTTCGATCGGGATATTTGGTCCATCCAGCCGGTCGAATGTGAATGTGTAGTAAAAAACAGGATTCACAACCGCGCCGTTGTTCGTCTCTGCAAAGCTAATTAAATTTGCAGAAATAGTAATATCCTCAGTTTTTGTCCCACCTGTCACAGGATAAGAAACGTTGATCGTAAAGGTAACCGGGTGTGGAAATGCCAGGTCAGCGAAGTAATCAAAGGAAGCCTGCTTGACTATCTTCATTGCTATTTGACCACCTGCATAAGTGCCGCTGATAACTGTGTTTGCCGTTGCAGTCTCTATCGGGAAATCACCACTCTCATTTAGGCCAGGCACTTCCTGCCCGTCTACGTCATCAAACTGATAGCCTTCAAATACCTGCGGAATGACAGCGCCCGGGTTAAAGATGGTATACGTCGCACCAGCCATCGACCCAAGGTTTGTTTCAGAGAATCGAACTGACGAAATGTCATAACGCCCAAGGCCGAAACACATCAATTCTGTGATGTACTTGAGGTTGTTCTCATACTCAAAAAGAGACTCTTGAGTCAGGTCAGGGTAAGCCCTTATTTGCCCGAAGTTATCCGGCTTTGCTTCACCGTTGCGGGCGATGTTAGTCTGGCCCTTCAGGCTGTTATTTGGCGATGTTTTGCTGTTGCCTGAAGCAGCACTGGCATTTGGCTTCGGCATCAGTGAAGACAAAACCTTTTGCGTGAACTTGATCGGGTTAAGATGCTCAAGCGGGTTTAACAGCGTGCCGATAAGGCCGCCACCCTTTGGCTGATCGAAGACGATTACTCTGTCGCCGTCCTGAAGTACAAATTCCAGTTCATCATCTGGCTGCAGTTCTTTTCCGTTAACGTTAATACGAATTTCGCGGTGAAAACTTTCCTGCTCTAGCCACCCCGAAAAAACCGTGCCGGCTTTAACTACCGCCCTGTCCTTCGGCATCCCCGGAACGCGCTGAATCTCGATTACCGGCATAGGTGTAAAACTCCACTCTTGTGAATAGCTTCTGAATTGTCCGAATGGCGTCGAACCGGACGTGTCCATTTTCCCCGCGACTGTGCAGCGCACGGCCGCAGACAATCAGTCCAACGTGCACAGGCTGGCTGCCGACCCAGGCGACGAATATCCCGTCTTCGGTGAACGTGTCGGCACGCTGCCAGAACACGACATCAGCGTCATAGCACGTCATGAAGTCGCGCCCGGATTCGTAATCCACCGTCTGATGAATTTCGATCCCCAGAACGTGGCGGTAATAGATGACCACCAGGCCCCAGCAGTCAGCAGCGTCAAAGCCGCAGGCGCGGTTACTCCAGGGGATGCCCTCAACCCTCGAGATGAAATCGTCTTTAAGCATTCTGGAGTCCCGGATATTCTTCGACTGTGTACAGTCGCCCGACGTTGCGATTGAGCGGATTTACGCGCGTCAGGCTGCACGTCACGTCCTTGTCGTCCATCGAGCAGTCACTGACGTAGAGCGTCCACGACTTGATGGCAGTCGTCATGTCAGCTGCGTCAAACTGCTGGTACGTCGCCGAGATTGGCGTGATACGCGAGTAGGCTTTCCACTGTTTGAGTTGCTGTTTGAAGTCCTGCGCCAGGCGGCCAAATTTAACAGTGCTGTCGAGGATCGGCGTGTTGCTCTGCTGGCTTTCGGTTAACTCCATTCTGCATGGGGTGTATACCTGTCCGCCAAGCGTTTTGGGGAAAATCTGGTTATTAACGAGCCTGATATAGCCAAAGACCGGGCTGTAAAACGTAATCGTTTCGTACAGGATTCGGTTTGGCCTTCGGCTCTGGAATTCTCTGAGCGTCGGCATTATGGCACCTTCGGTAAACTCTCCGGGTCGCGCCCGTCAGGATAGCCAGTAACGATGATATCCAGCCAGGACGCCCATGGTGGCGGCAGCTCAATGATGATGTCGTCAAACTCGTCATCTGAGTTAACCAGCTCGCGCGCAATGACATCACCGCTCCACGTGAAAATGGACCCGGACTGTGACCACGAAGGCCAGGAGAGAAAGTGTAATTCCTGCATCTCGACGCCGGTATCTCCTGTCCCGGTGCCGAGCGGCATCGTGAACCACTGATTGCAGTTGTCGAGGTAGTTCGGGCTGCGCAACCACTGCATGAATGCACGGTGCTGGTCCTGGGTGAAGATCCACGTCAACGAGAAGGAGGTCTTCAGGTCGTCGGTTAATTTCTGAAATACCGGCGCGCCGACCGTCGGCTGGTCGACGCGAAACCCGGTATCTGTAGTGGGTGATTTCCCTTTCTGGGCCAACGGCAGCCAGTCAGGGTACGGAATTGGCATGTTATCCCCTTGCTTTGCGTGGTGCCTGATGGTTTTGCTGAATGGCCTGACTGACACGACCGCCGTTATTGATATCAGCCACAATCATATCGATGGTTACCCCATTGCCGTCCTGCGTGGCCTGGGCATCAACCGTCGCGCCGGTATAGTTCTGAATGTTGATAGTGACAGGAACCGATCCGCCTCCCACTCCGGCATTCATCTGCTTATTGCTGATGACCTTTCCGTTGTCGCCGGGGATCATGTACTGGCTACCGTTGCTGGCCTGGTAGATTTCAGGCATGCCGCCCTCGCCTACCTGGTACATAGAGCCTGCTGATACAGGACCGCCATTTTTACGCTTACCTGCGATACCACCAGCCATCGCCATGGCGGCAATAACTGCACCGATACCAATGGCCGCAGCACCACCGAACGAGCCGATAGATGCGACGATTGCTGCAGGAGTCCATGCTGCAGTGGTTGCCGCTGCAGAAGAAACGCTCGCCGCGGTTGTCGTAGCCGTACCAGCTACAGCCGCCGAAGTTGTAGCTGTAGTAGCAGCAATTTGAGCTGCACTTCCGGTGATAGCTGATTTAACCCACTCAACACCCATCTGAACAAAGCCGTTGATCAGGCTGTTCAGGGCGTTGCTGGCGAGAGATTGCATAGCCTCTTGCGCCGACATGCTTCCGGTAAGGATCCCGGTAAAGGCATTGGATGCATTGCCAGCGAGAGAGTCAAAGCTCGCTGCAAGCATCTGGTTACCCAGACTCTGGTTACGGAAAATCTCCCACTGCGCAGCGATGCGCGCCTGTTCATACTGCGTATCAGTTGCGGCACGCAATGCCATGGCGTTCTGGTGAGTAATCAGCCCCTGCTGCTCGTATGACTGAATAAGCGCGAGTTTCTGAGCATTCTCGTTAGCCAGTTGCTGAACAGGGTCAATCCCGCCAACCGCTTCCTGCTGTGGCGTTACGGCCTGTTGAGCCTGGATTTTCGCGAGGTTAGCCTGGTGCGTTGCCGCCAGTCTTTCTGAGGTCTGGTTATACTGCTCCTGGCTGATTTTCTTCGCAGCCAGAGCCGTATTCAGGTCCTCAATATCCTGCTTATAGCTGGCGTTTTCGCGCGCTTCTGGAAGGAGTTTCTCGGCAGCGGCCTGCGCCTTGATGGCATTGGCCGTATCCCATTTTTTTGCCGCATACTGTCCGGCCAGAGCTATTTGCTCTTTGGTGGCACCCTTCCCAAGCGACTGCTGCGCAGCAAGGATGGCCTGCTCGCGGCTCAGCTTGTTCGTTGAGTCTGCCGCCAGTTCTGATTGCTGTTTGAGGTTCGCCAGCTTCTGGGAAATAGAATCAGCCTGGGAGGCTCCCTTCTTCTGCTCGGACTGAAGCGTCTTCTGCGCCTGCGTATTTTTGTACGTAGCGGCAGCATCATCTTCCATCTGTTTGGCGTGCGGATCATCCTTCGCAAACCCGGCATCTTCGGCAGCGTATTGCGCCTGCAGCCGGGCGCGAGCCTCACCCTGCAACTTCGACAGCGCAAGGTTGCGCTCAGACTGCTTGATGAGGTTCTTCTGCCCGGCCGTGAGGTTGTCAGTGGACTTGTTGAGGCTGTCGACGTTGATCTTCGCGTTGGCCGCCTCTCTCGCCAGATCGACAAGCTTACCTGCCAGCTCAGCAATGGCTGACTGACCATCCTTGGAGGATGACTTCATTTCCTGAAGTTTTTTCGCCAGTTCCTGAAGTGCTTCCGGGGACGGGTTGTTGCTCAGGTCTGATAGTTCTCTTGCCAGATCAAACGCTGATTGCTTGCTGATACCGAGACGTGATGAAAGCGTACTCACCGTTGCAGAAAGCGAGTTCACAATACCTGAGGCATATTGTCCCTGGCTGTTGGCCTGTTGAATGGCCTGACTCCAGTCATTGGTGGTTACGCCAAGAGCTGACAGCTCATCGTTGAATTTCTTGATGCTTGGCGAAGCGCCGCCCACCGCCGCCAGTGCGCGATCACCTAACGTAATGAAAGCATCAGACGCGTCACTAATGGCCTTCGGAATCTTTGAGATTGCCTGGTTATACTCGAGCAGCGCCTGATTGCGCAGCAAAGTAGCCACGTCGGCATTTACGCGCGCCAGGGCAGCATACTTGTCGGAAAGCGCAGCCACGCCTTGCGAGGAAATGGTGATCACCTTATCCAT